TATTCTTATAATGAAAAAAGCAAATAAAAAGGATGCTATGGAGCATTGTGCTAATTGGAACGCAAGTAAGTGTTTAGGAGTAATGATGTATAGAAAAGATGGAGAGTTACATATGGTGATAGATAAGGCTAAAGCTGATAAGGATTGCATCGTAGATGAGGGATGTGATTATTTTGATAACATCGTAATACCTGGAATGGAGAAAAATGGGAATTAATACTAAGGTTGATCCGAAGGATATAAAGTATTTAGAAAAGATTATAGATAAAGTCAAAAATAAGAAAAGACCTATAAGATCTGAGGTAATGCCTACCACAGTTCCTGCTTGGGGTTCAATGAGAAAAGAAGAAAGGGAAAAAGAATGAGGAAATTAGATATAGGTGGTCACGAATATAAGGTGAAGATGATGGATGGTGATAAGAATGCAAGCGATGGTAAATTATTGTTTGGATTAAATAATCCTAGAACTTGTGAAATATTCTTAGATGAGAAGCTTGTTACCTCAAGAAGGAACGAAACTTTCTTACACGAGGTAATTCACGTTATTCTTGTAAACACTGGTTGTGAGCACGATGAAGGACTTATAGAGAGTCTTGCAAATGGTTTTCATCAATTAGGAGTAGGAGAATATCTATGGCGAAAAACAAAGAAGTAGTAAGAGCTATTGAGAACGAGTATCCTATTATGATGGATAGGTTCGTCAATATCACTAAAGATCAATATGATTTATTCTGTCGAAAGCAGTATGACTATGGATGTGGAAATATAACGCTTGGTGGTAATTTAGATAATGATGAAGATAGAATGTTTGCGTTGACTGCTCTTGTAATTAGAATGAATGATAAAGTTAATAGGCTTAAGAATATAATTGTTAAGCATAAGGGAGATAGTGCTGTAGAAGATGAAACCTATATGGATGCATTTAAGGATTTGTCTGTATATGGTGTGATAGCACAACTTGTATCGGAGCGAGTATGGGGCAAGTAAAAATATTCCTTTACTATTTAGAGTCGTTATTCTTGAAGTTGGTTCTTAAGATAAGTTTATTCTTAATTAACTATGGGAGAAAAAGAGTATGAAGTGGACTAAAGCTGAAATGAGTATAATAAGTCAGTACACTAGAACTATGAAGAGTGTTAAGGACATATGCTACGAGTTAGATGATTCTGGTTTTATGCGTACATATAAATCTGTAACACGAAAAATAGAATCTATGGGTTGGACGAGACCAACCAATGTAACTGACCTCAGTGTGCTTCCAAAGATATTAATGTTTGATATAGAGACAACTCCTATGCCTGTGTGGGTCTGGTCTTTTGGTAAGCAATACGTTCCTCATACTAATATTGTTAAAGATGACGAAGGAACACAAAGGTTCTGGTATGTATTATCTTGGGCTGCTAAATGGCTTTACGATGATAATACTATGTCTGACGTTCTTACACCAGAAGAAGCGGTTGGAAGAGATGATAAAAGAATAATAGAGTCTATATGGAAACTACTTGATGAAGCTGATATCGTAGTTGCTCATAATGGTGATCGATTTGACATAAGAAAGCTGAATGCAAGATTTATACTCAACGGTATGAATCCACCTTCTCCTTACAAGTCAATAGATACTTTAAAGATAGCAAGAAAAGAATTTGCTTTTAGTTCTAACAAGCAAGATTTTCTTACTAAGAGCTTTGGTGTATCTGAGAAGTTGAAGACTGAATTTCAGTTATGGATAGATTGTATGGATGGAAATAAAGAAAGATTAGCTGAAATGCTTAAATATAACAAACGTGACGTTATAGGCTTAGAGCAAGTATATCTTAGACTTAGACCATACATAAAGAATCATCCTAATCTTGGAATCCTTATGGATGATAACGTTTGCCCATCTTGTGGAAGTAAGCACTTAAAAGTATCTGATGCTACATACTTTACAAGTTCTAATGAATTTCCAGTATATAGATGTGGTGGATGTCATTCTCCCTTCATAAGAAGCAAGACAAGTATTAGTAGTAATGCTAGTGAATTAAGAAGCGTTGCGAGCTAAAGCTTGACAAAAGTGTATTTAAGGATTATATTATAGTATATGCTTGTTCGCAAAATAAAAGATGTTGAGCACGCAATATATAATGATGAGAAGGAGTTTAACCAATACTGTCCTAGCGAAGACTTAACGCGCAATTGGAGGGATGGCACTGAAGGTAGCTGGGTAATGACTGATGACGGAAAAGTCTGTCGAGTTCTGAAGCGGGGTGAGCTTAGGGACAGTCAGTCTAGGGGCGTTTGTAATCACTATGTTAGGACAGCAATTGGTTCCTTTATCTGTAGGGACAATATTATGATGGAGGGAGATATGCGAAAGAATATGTATTCTTTTGCTGCGGAAGATCTCTCTCCTTATCAGCATAAGATTAATAGGAAGAAGCCTACTAGAAGAGAATTTCTTTTTGCTAAGTATGTTGCTAAGGGTGATGGCATCGCGGAGGCGTTTATGAGAGCATATCCTACCAACAATGAAAAATACGCAGATTATCAAGGAAAAATATTATTAAGTACTGAAAGGATTAAGGGATTGATTAGAGAAGAAGTAGATAAAGTTTTAAACGAAGCTGAAATCACTCCATTGTATTTGCTTGAAAAGATGAAATCTGTTGTTGACGATGATGTATCTCAAGATAAAGATAAAATACAAGCTATTAAAACTCTTATGCAGATAAGTGGTATGATGGAAACAGAAAAAAGAACAGAGTCATTAACATTATTTCAAGGATTTACAAAGGATCAACTAAATGCTATCCAAGGCGGAAATTCGAAAAAGCTCATTGAAGCTTCAAAAGAAGTCGAAAAATAAAGAATGTATCATATGTGGTTTTCCAATGGAAAAGTACTCGTCTATTTGGTATAATATATCAGAGGATTTTTTTTCGATAGAGTGTTGCGAATGTTTTTCATCTTACGATGAGAACTTTGAGATAAGAATGCCAGGATTAATTTTTAACTATGGAGAATCATAATGAAGAAAGTAGAGTTCGATTTAACTTTTGAAGTTCATAAGAAATTAGATGAAGAAGATTTAGAAATATTATTAAAAAATTATTTAATAAATGATTATACTATTGAAGACTTCGTTAGTAGCGTACTTGGTGAAGAAGATGGTATAGATAATTTTTCAATAGACTCAGTGAACTTATCAAGAAAAAAGAAAAAGAAAAAAAGTAAGATAAGTAATGGAGTTCCTGATAAAAGATGGGATGTAGTTTAGGTGAAGTTAGCTGTATATGGAACACTTAGGGATGGAAACAAGAATACAGGTAGAGTAAAAGATACATCTCTTGTATATCCTGGTCATCAAAGATTTCCAGCTATGATACAAGACTACGAAGGTAAGGGAACTGTGGTAGAGGTACACGATGTTAAAAGTGAAGATTTAGCACGATATGATTTGTATGAAGGTGTTAATATGGGATTGTACGAAAGGGTGAAGGTTGATGTGAAAATGGATAGTGGCGAAAAGATTAAAACCTGGGTGTATGTTGCTGGATCTCAGTTGTTAAAGTTAGTAGATGTGTTTGAAGAAATTCCAAATGGAGATTGGTACGATAGAAAAGTTTAATATAATACCTAATGACCTAAGTGAGAAAGAACGAGTTCTTAATATGGTATCTAAGGACTTAGTTGCCTTTGGACAACTGTTCTTACCAGAAGACTTTATGAAGTCAAAGCCAGCTCCGTTTCATTACGAAGTTGGTGATTTATTTTTAAATAATACTATAAGAAGACTTTGCCTTGTTTTACCTCGCGGTCATACTAAATCTACTATGGCTAAAGCTGCTTTGTTGCATAGGCTTTGTTTTAATCCAAAAGGAAAAAAAGAATTTGCCGCTTGGGTATCAGAAGAACAGGGTCAGGCAATAGACCATTTAAAGTATATTAAAAGTCATATAGAATTTAATCCAGCTTTAAACTATTACTTTGGTGATATGGCTGGTACTAAGTGGACTGAAAAAGAAATTACTACAGCTAAGGGTGATAGGATTATAGCCAAGGGTACAAGTCAAAGACTTCGTGGTAGATCAGAATTAGGATTAAGGTATACTAAAATTATTCTTGATGACTTTGAATCTGAGTTAAATACTAAGACTCCAGAAAGACGTAAGGAAATCAAAGAATGGCTTATGTCTACAGTGTATCCAGCTCTCGAGGAATCAAAAGGAAATGAAGGTTCTATATGGCTTATAGGAACTATTGTTCATTATGATTCTGCGTTACAAGGTATTTACGATGGATATCTTCAAGCCAAAGAAAATAATGAAAAGTATACTTGGGAGATGGTATTCCATAGAGTATTAGAAAATGATAAACCATTATGGCCGTCTTACTTTTCAAAAGAAAAGATAGCTGGTATAAGAAAAGATTATGAGTACGTTGGGCAGTTACATAAGTTTGCTCAAGAATATATGAATGATGCTCGTGATTTAGAGAGTGCAAAATTTAAAATAGATAAAATTAATTACTTTGATGGACAATTTAAAGCAAGGAATAATCAAGCGTATATTGTTACCAAGGAAGACGCTATTCCAGTTAATGTATATATGGGTGTTGACTTAGCTTATGAATCTTCAGCTCAACACGATTACCAGGTTATTGTTGTTGCTGGTATTGATAGTGATAAAAATATCTATGTAATAGATATTTTCAGAGAACACATACCACTCTATGATATGCCACGTAAAATATTTCAATACGCAAAAGAGTATCAACCTATGCGACGTGCAAACGTAGAACACGTTGGAGCGCAAGGAATAATAAAGGATGCTGTGAATGAACTATCTGGTAAAGATAGAAAGATGGCTCCAGGAATCGCTAGAGGAGTAAGACCTCCATCTGGAATAAAAAAGGAAGATAGATTGGAATCTCTTCTTTGTCCAATAGTAAA